CTACATAATACCTTACAAGGGAATAAATCATCAAGGATTTTCCTGAGGCTGTGGGTGATATTAATAATTTTCGGTTATGTCGTAGAGCATCGTATACTCCCTCTACTTGATACTTACGAGGAGAATGCGAGCAAATAGACTCCATATAACCTTTCACACCCTCATATGTAATTTCGTCATTTACTTCGAACGGAATTCCGTAGAATTTATTATCTTCAAACTTATAAGTGTATCCATATTGCTTACAGAAAGATACAATCTTATCCAGCAAACCAACATAGATTTGCTTTGATCTCATATCATACAAATGAATTTCCCCATTCCAATTCCTTCCACGATATTGGGGCATAAACTTTGCATTTGGAACCTCAAATTTAAAATGGTCTCTTAACTCATATTCAATATGAGGTTCCGTATTAATTTTTAAAAATACTTCGTTAGACTTAGAAATAATAAGATTTGCTGTCGTATCAATCACACATACCCATTCATCTGTGAGTATTTATTCTTTATCTTTCGGAAAGTGAAATTTGTGATGAGCAATTACTCGATACAGTTCTGTCTTTATTTTGTCTGCATGTTTATATTCCCAACTCAATTGATCCAAACCTTCCATATATTTTTCTATAGCAGTATATTGTAACTGTATATCTTCTATCATAAAATTTAAAGATATATTTAGCCTAATTGGATCATCTTCTTCCATTATCCTAATCCAGAGTTAAATCTCATAAATTCAATTGCATTTTTGATTTGATAAGTCCTATTTTGTATCACTTTTAAAATACTTTCAATATAAACAAGCATTGTGTCATAATAATCTATTTTTAAGCAAACTGTTGAAAGTTTTTCATCGGCATCAAGATACTTTTGCATTGTATCTTTGTCTCTGATTTTTTTTGGAAATGGATTTTCTACATAAACATCCGGATCAGCCTTTCCTGAATAATATTCATATCTCTCGTGTCTAATATTTCTTTTCTGCTGTTCTGCTTTCTTCCTTAGTAGAAAGATTGTATTGTATAATTCAAAATATTTTGCATGAAGAACTGGGATATTCAAAGATTCTGTATGTAAATTGTCCGGGTCTATTTTTGAATCTTTAGTCCACATTTCTTGAATTTTATCAAGATCAATGCTCATAGCGGATTTCCATTCAAATCAGTTATATTGAATATAGTATACTTGAAAGATACCTCTGCTGTAAAGTAATTGATATCTGTATCAGAAGAATCAAATTGTAGAGTGGACAAATTGTAAGGAAACAAGTCTTTGAACTTAATTAAAAAATTTGCGTTTTGATTGCTTGTTAGTACTGTCAGCGTTCCATCTGAGTATAAGTTTAACTGTCCTTTTTTGGGTTGTTGTAAATTTGGATTTGATTTTTGAAATCTGTATATATCTTCAAGAGATTCTGGAAAACCAAGTCCTCTTATCCAATTTGAAATCTCATTATAATTTTCTAAATCTTCATCAACTAAAAACCTTAGAGTAAAATCTTCGAAATCTATTTTTTCTCCTGGTTGAGGAATATCCCTCAAATAGTTGGATTGATATGCAACCCCTAGAGTTAGTCCGGGAATATTTGCCGAATTGCTAAAAAATGTAGTTTTTGGAGCCCTATTCAATATAAACTTAAATCCAGTAGGATTAAGGAAATTTCTATTCTGTATTTGATTCTTAAAAGAATTCGTTACCATTTTTTCTAATTATTTAGATAAAAAAAGAGGGTCCGAAGACCCTCTCGAATAACTCAGTGAGTTTAAATCACATGAGGTTCTTAACCGCAACTCTTCTGTAGTAACGGTTCTGGTTGGTCTGAAGACGACCGAGACCCTGATTGGTTCCTTCTGCGTATGGATTAGCAACGATACCATAACGAGTCTTAAATCCAATCTTAGGCTGGAAGCTGTTCTCACCAACGGCACGAACCATTTGGAGAGGAACATAAGGACAATAGAAGAGTCCAGCGTCATAAGGTGAAGAACCCTTATAACCGACAACATAATACTGGTTGCCAGGAGTTCCGTTAGCGGAAGTCAGGTTAGCAGCATATGGGTCGATGTATACGCGGAACTTGCCCATTAGAGTACCAGCAAAGGTGTTGCCAGTATCATCAACGTTCAGGTTAGCGTTGAGTGCAGGGGTGTAGTCGAGAACACCAGCCATGGTCAGTGCTGAAGCAACGTCAGCAGAGCACATGATGATGTTGCCCTTTCCGCGACGAGTTCTCTGAGCGATTGCGTTAGCATCACGCTCAATTTGGAACAGAAGACCCTTGAACTTCTCAACAGACCAACGACCGTTTGAGTCGATGTCCAGGTCAAAGATACCAGGAGTTGCAACGTTTTGTACTGCACCCTGTTCTGCAACCTTGTAGATGGTTCTGATGACTTCGCGGTTGATTTCAGCAAGAATTTCGCTAGAAAGAATGTTAGCGAGTTCTGCTTCAGCATTCAGACCGTGAATTGCCTTCAGATCCTGAGCAAGCTCAAGGCTGTATTCTGCCTTCAGAGCGCGGCTCTTAGCAGTAACAGTGATTTTCTCGATTGAGAAAGCCATCTGGTTGAATGCATCATTACCTGTACCGTCCAGGTTTTCTGCATCACCAGTAGCAAGACCCTGACCGACATTATATGCGGTTGAGGTTGCGGTTCCAACTGGGTTTAGAACTGCAGGGTTGGTTCCTGCTTGGGTTGTTGCGCCCATGCCAACACCACTTTCGGTGAAACCTGCAGTTTCATCGAATCCGTAGTCTTGACCTGAGAAGGTGGAATCTGCTTCATTGTAGAATGCTTCAGATCTTGCACCCTCTTTGTAGTACTGGGAGCGCATTGCGAAGATGAGTCCAGTAGGACCACTCATTGGTTGAACGCCAGCCAGGTCATAAGCGACCAGGTTAGGCATTGAACGACGGATAAGTGAAATTAAAACAGGGTCGAAACCTGCTGTAGGTCCACCTGCAAGACTAGCACTACCACCGAAACCACCTGAACCACCAGCAAGGTTTGCATAGTTGGTTGGGGTTTCCATGAGTGACTGCATTGAGCCATTGTCAAATGCAGATTGCTCTCTTAGGAATTTTTCTTGGTTTTCTAGCAGGACTGCGGTTACCGCTCTCTTGTGGGAATCTTTGATTGGATCAAGACCCTCATAATTGAGGAGAGGTGCCCACTTTTCCTGCAGATGCTCGGAATGGAACATTTGCGTTTACCTTTTTACTAAAGTGACTTTGGGTTTGACTAATATTAAGTTCAGTTTTTGGCAACTGCACGAAGCGTTCTAAGATAAGATGCCATTGGTCCAGAAATAGTTTCTGGTGAAGCATCTACACCTTCAGAAAGTGATTCAGTTCTAGTTGCTTTTGGAGTTTTATTTGCTGGGAAATAAGATTCTCTCAGCATCTCCAGCTTTTCACGATATTCTTCTTCACTTTCAAACTCAACACTTTCGGCAAGTGAAGCGAGTTTCTCTTTCTGAGTAGCAGCAAGGCCCTCAGAAATCTGATCGAAGATTCCGTCAGCAACCGACTCTGCGAGACGCTTGTTTAGGGAGATATTCTTCTCGATCTGCTCGTTGAGTTTTGTCTCCATTTCATCAAGTTTTTCTACCATGCTATTAAGCACATCATATTTATCTTCAGGGATTGTTACATAATGTTCTTCAAAAAGACCCTTCATTCCTTGGAGGAATGATTCGGTCATTTCGGTCTTAAGACCTTGTTCGATAACGAGTGCATTTTCTTGGATCCACTCGTCAGAAACATACTCAAGGTATGAATCTACACGCTCAGAAAGAGCAGTTTTGATTTCTTCTACCTCTTCTACAAGTCTTTCCTCGTAGACAGTTTCAAGTTCTTCTTTAATTTGAGCTACCTTTGAAACAATTGCTGCTTCGAAAATAGTTTTTGCTCTTTCCTTAAACTCTTCAGAAAGATCCTCATCACCGATTAGTGCATTAACATCTTCTTCGATGCTATACTCTACAGTATCTTCTACTGCTGCTTCTTCTTCTACAACTTCTTCGGTCTCTTCTACTTCTTCAGTCTCTTCTTCTTCGTCAACTTCTTCTTCAATCAGATCTTCGTCTTCGAGTTCTTCTTCTTCCTTAACTCCTTTCATTGCTTCAGCAGAATGTGCCCCCTTATTCACAACATCCTTAACTTGCTTAAGGGTTGCGCCAGGGGTCTTCAGTTTTGCTGAATCGTCATCTGACTTATAATTTTCTGGAGTAGGACCACCTAAATCTTCCCAAGAACCAGTTTGACCTGGGGTTTGTCCTGAAAGGCTTTGCATTGTTTCTGCTGCAGGTGCATTCGCATTTACAGCAGTCTTGGATTGCTTAGTGCCTACTTCCATTTCTTGTAAATTTTTACCACGAGACATTTGAACTCTCCGATTTTCCTGTATGAAATCTATATTTATTTATAATTTATTAAATTACAATGAATTTAAAAAGTTGTCGAATAACTCTAATTTATGTTCTTCGAGTCTTTTTTGATCGACTAACGTATTTATCTGCCTTTTTGTTTCTATTGCAACTTTTTCTCTAAGAATGCCACCATCCCAAATCCACTCTTTTCCTTCCATAATTCCTTGGACGAAAGCATCGGGAGCAGAAGGATCTGCAACAATATCAGCAGCAGTTGCGAGCATAAAATCTTCACCAACTTCTTTGTATCCTTCTTTGGTTTCTCTTAGAGAACCAATACCACGAGAAGAGACGCCTAGGCATACACCTTCTTTTAGTAAAGATTCTGCAATCTTACCCATAGGGGTTGAAAGAATTTGTGCTTTACCAATGAAGTTGTTTCCTTCACGTTGAAGCTCAATAATCTTATGAGAAACTCTATCGAGATTTACAGTAGGTCCATCAGGATGTCCCAGTTCGCCAAGAGCACGACCTTTTTGAACATACTGTTCGTAATAACGATTTACTTCTTTTTCCATAATGGACATTGGATACATGCGTCCATTACGATTTACACACTCTGCCTGCAGAAAAGGTCCTCTGATGTAAAGTTTTTTCTCTTTACCAACACCTTCCGTAATAACTTCTACCTTTTCAATTTCTTCTCTAATTAGTTTCATCTTAAGCGTCTCCTGAAATTTGAACTTGTTGGTAATAAAGTGTTCCTGCGCCTGCCCCGTATGCAGAAACTTTATTTGAATTTATTACTGAAGCATCATATCCAGCAAATGCAGTAGTAATGCCGCTAGAATCATAACTTACTGTCATTTTTGTCTGATGATATCCATGGACTCCAGCCGAAGTATCTACAGACAGAACTTCTTTATGTTCAAAATTGTGATGTATTGAACCAATTAAGGTTACAAAATCACCTACTCCAAATGGAACTTGAGTTCCTTCTGGAACAGTAATAACTGTTGTTGCACCCGTAGTAACACCAACAACACGATTTGATGCTTTCGTTAAAGCGAGGGTTGCTGTCCCACCAGATGGAACATAGTAGTCACCATTTGATGCAGAAGGATTTCCAGCAACAGAAACATGAGCCGCTGCTCCTACGGCAACTACTCTCAATACACTGGATTGAACTGAAAAAGAATTTGATGTGGAAGCAGCTCCTGCAGAAAAGGCAAAAGATGATCCAGTTCCAACTGGTTTATGGGCCATTATTCGTATAGTACACTTTTAGTTATTTATAAAATACTCAATTACCTACTGATTTCTTCCCAGTCCAATGATGCAAAAACATCGGCACCAGCAGTATCAGATGCACATACTAGCGTTAATTCATAAGGAGTTCCAGTCAGTCCATTTCGTTCCAACTGAAACTTAAATAGTGCTTCTTTCAGAATATCAACACTTGCAGAAGATTGATTTGCTGATGTGAAGAAACCAGATGCTAGAATTCTTCCACCACTCACAGTTCCTCCATCAATCTTATATTCCACAGCACTATCTGCACCAGCACTAACCCAAGTTCCACCAGTAGTAGTTGCTGATGCCCTCATCTGCCAATTATATTGCGGTCCATTTCCAGTCCCCATTAGTGAAAGCGCAGTCAAAATTACAATTGCATCTAATCTATTTGGAGACGATTTGAGACGAATAGAAAGGACAGGATAATAAGTTCCTGCTGGAGTTGGTAAATCTACTGGTGCTGTGATTGGTGTTTGAATTGCTTGTTGCAATCCACGCAATTCATAACCACCTTCTGAAATTACAGAAGAGCAAACTTGCTTGAGTGTGCTAGAACTAGTTGTAATTCCAGTATTAGCAATTTCATATCTTAAAGGAAGTGATGCTGTTGTAATGTAAGTTGATTGAATTAAATTTGCATGATGGAATGAATGTGCGTGAACAAATTTACCATCAATCACAAATCCCATTCTGACTGTGCCAAGACCCAACCACTCAATATCCATCCAAAGAATTTGTGCTTTGGTAATATCTAATGTAATACCAGAAACCCCAGTTCCATCCAACTTATCAATATTCCAATCAGATTGTGATACTGAAGTTGAAGTCCCAGTAGATAAACTCCTTTCTACAAAATAAGGCGTTGTTCCATTAATCTCAAAATACATTCCATTATCAGCACCAAAATAACCAATTCTCTGTCTTAGATTTTCTTTTGGTGTGGCAGGAACAAAGGTATTTAAAACAAGTAAAGATTTTCCTGGTTGATATGAGAATGTTTTAGTAGTTTCTCTAATAACCGAATCACCACTTGTAGTTCCAATACCAATATTGACTAAACCTTGAGTAGTTGCAAATCCAACTGTAGAACCCGTTCCTACAATCAAACTTTCCCAAAGATTATTGTCTCTATATCTGTGAGATGAATCAAATAAAGTAAGTGGATTTGATACTCTTGTCCTTCCGAAAGCATCTGGATTTACACTTACTGGAAATCTATTAATATTATCAACAATTTTACCATCTCTGGTTGCTGCACCAAAAATCTCAAAAAGACTTCTCTCCTGATTTAGATAATCTTGAGTAGTTATATTCCACTGAGCCATTTATCAATCAATCCATTCTAACTTTGATGGGTGGTATCTTTTTGCGTTTTTGATATTTAAATTCTTTTCAACTACAGGATAAATTTGATGAACAACTGCTCCCGGATATTCAGTTTGAAGTTGTTCGCCAAGTTCCCTGGTTGATGGAATGCCATTTTTTGTAATCATTTCCATTCTATATAAACTCCCATTCCACATAATATCAGCGACATATTCTTCACCGACTTGTTGTGGTTGTTCTTGCTGAGAGTTTATATAGAGATTTCCTGTGAAATCTCCAGCAATATTAACCGATTCTGAGATAAATTGCTTGAAAGATTTCATATCATTCCTCGTCTTCTACTTCCATTTCATCAAACATGCCTACAGCTACACTTGGTCTGAGAGCATCTATTTTTTCTGCTGATTTTGAAAAAAGAATATCTTTGATTTTATCACTAATTTGAGATGGTGATTCGTCAGAAATAATCATGTCCATTAGATCATCCATTTTTTACAATACCTACGAGTAATCGCTTTTATTTATATCTCACCACCTTTGGGAATTTGTGGGGCTTCAACTGAAGAAGACTGAGATTGTAAATCTGGTTCTACAATTGGTTTACCCAAATCCATTCCCAAGTTTTGATCCATAGGGGCTCCTGTTTCTGGGTCAACAGGAGCATTTGGGTCAGGGATAATCCCATTTTTAATTTCTTTCTTAATCAAATTATCTTGCTCTATGATTTCAATATCAGTTTGTCTTAGAATTTTACGTCTTACATAATCCTGTGAGAAATATTTTCCAATATATGGTTCAGCTGTAGCAACCATATTTAATCTCTCATTCAAAAGTTCTGCATCTTTTAGTTCTGAAAAATGATTATCATATAAGAAATCATATTGAATATGCTCTCTCATAATATCCCAATCTTCTGGGGTAATTATATTTTTGAGAATTAATTGAGTTCTCAAAACATCATTAAACAATCCAGAAAATCTTTTTCTTAATCTTCCTACAAATTTTGTAAACTTAAGTTCATCTCTAAGAATCTCAGATGATCTTCCAAGATTAAATCCACCATCTCCACCAATCCTAGTTACAGGAACATTCAAAGATCTGTAAAGTTTTTCTTGGAAATAATTAATATCAGTAATTTCTCCTAGATTCTGACCGCCTGGGAGGGTTGAGATTTCAGTTCCTCTACCACCTTCACGGCGAGGAAGCCAGAAATCTTCAAGCATACTCATGAACTTTTTGTCGTCACGAATCTCACCAGTCGATGCATCATACACAAGTTTGTTACGATAACGCATCATAACATCACGTAGATATTGTTCTGCTTTTACCTTAGGCAGATTTCCCACATCAATGTAAAAAATTCTACGTTCTGGGGCGCGTGACAATCTGTAGATGACAAGCGAATCTTCAATCATACGGAGTTGATTGAGAGATTTAATTGCCTTATGGAGATATGAAAGTGTTGATCCCTTATTTCTATCTACCAATCCAGATGTGCAGTATGCAATAGAATCCTTAGACATTTTTATTCCAGCACTTCCGCCCATTGATGCTGGATTAGCTGCTGGATATGTAATTTTTGGATTGTATATAAAATATTCTTCTATCTGCGGAAATTCATAATCCATCGGATTATCACTATTAGCATTCGCAAGTCTGAATTTATCTTCCTTCGTCTTTTTATTTTGTCTTACATACCGCATTTTCATTGCATCAATGTAGCGAAGCTCTTGAATACCTTCCTGCGGATTTTTTAGATCTATTACTTTATGGTAGTAAAGTCGCCCATCAATATACCAATTTCTATAAATTTCGTGAGATTTTTTATCAAAGTCTAAAAGTTCTAAAATATACTTAAACTCATCTCTAATTTTCTTTTTGATGCCATCACTAGCATTGAGGTTATCTAAATCAATTTGAACTGGACTGTCATTAGTATCAGATACAATAGCTTCATTGACAATATCTTCAATGGCACTATCACACTCTGGATGAAGTGCCATTTCACGATATCTTTTGATTAAATCAAATTCAGTTCTATATACTCCTTCAATATCAACATATGAACCAAAAAAACCACTACTCAAGTAATGGTCAGACTCATCCTCATTGTTTGGAGGAACTGGACTGACCGTACTTGGTGATAGTGGTTCAGTATTCTCGATAGAGAATCCAAATAATTTTGACATAATTTATTTAATCTGACCTAGTATCTGACTATTTATCAACTAATATTAGTTCTACTTTGATCGTTGTTTGTAGGACCTTTACCTGCAGTCCAATACTGGACTTGGAATTCTACAGTATACTCTTCAATAGTATCCGAAGAATCGTATGATAGGTCGATGGCACTTACATTAGTTGGGAAAATATCAAAGAATTTGTATGTTCTCAGTGGAATAACGTCAATTTCTGGTAGAGCAGCCCCACCATTATTTGTAGAAGAAAATCTACCTTGATCGTATCCTCTTCCAAGTTGGTGAACATATGCGTCAGTCATGTATTCTGATGGAGTCGTTGCTCCACTATTGTTATCCAACTTGCTAATATTGTTCATCCAAAGTTCAAAGGCACTTCTCAATTGGAAGTCCTCATCGTTCATGATAGTTACAGTCCATGTATCAAATGTTCTGTCTCCAGCAACTTTTAGAGTTCTTCCTCTAAAAGGAATTTCAATAGCAGCAATGTTTGATGCTGGAAGCTGAGCCGCTTTACACATGAATTTGAAAGTTTCAATTTCATTTCCGCTTCCAGTTCTCCACAAACTTGTAAGAGAACCTGGGAAAGATGGAATTTCAACTTCAAATAAATTGGGTCTAGCGCCGCCTCCAGCTAATCTTTCTTTAAAACCAGTGATCGTTCTTAGGGTTGACATTTTAAGATCCTCCTTCTGTGTTTAGATTAGGTTAATTAAACTCTACCGGCGACTTCTTCAAAGCTAACTCCAGTTCGAGTTGCAACAAATGTTAGGGTGACATAGTTAATTGATTTGGTTGGTTTCAGGAAGATATCAGCCCTAAATTCATTATTATCAATTACGTCTGGAGTGTTGTTTGTTTCGTCACATATAACGAGGAAGTCAAAAATACCTCTCTTTGCCTGAACGTCACGGAGATATGGTTCAACGATATTAATAAAGTTCGCTCTAGTTACCTGATCATTAAGTTCGAACAGTTGTGACTGTGATGCACCTTCAAGAGCTTGTTCGACAGTTAAGAACAATCTTCTAACGTTGATTCTATCAAATGCAGATGCATAAGCAAGTGCAGTTTTGTCTCCAAAGAGAT